ATTAAAATTGCAGATGATGATATTGCTAAACAGATTGAAAAAGAACAGGCTTTAAAAGAATCTTTACAGAAAAAAGGAAAGGGTGAAAATGATTAAAAAGCTCACCACCACCGTTCCACCAAAGTCAGGTCCAACCTCACAAGGCTTGAATATTAAATATAATACTGTTAAAACGGTAAAACTGGAGAAAAGAAATGGCAACAATAGACAAATCACTACCCAACGAAATTAGAAAAGAAGAAACTATACCTGCAACTGAAGAGTTCCAACAAGAAGTTGAAGCTCAAGTTGAAGAGCAGATAGAATCTCCAGAAGATATTGAAATTGTAGAAAATGAAGATGGATCGGTTGACATTGATTACGATCCTAATGCGGCATCACCTGAAGGGGGTCAAGATCATTATGCAAACTTAGCGGAATTTTTACCTGATGAGGTTTTAGGAAAACTTGGAAATGAGTTATATGGAAATTATCTAGATTATAAAAATTCAAGAAAGGATTGGGAAAGCTGAGTCTGAGTCAAGGTTTAGATCTTTTAGGATTTAAATATGAACAGCGCACTGAACCTTTTGCAGGTGCATCCGGTGCAACTCATCCGGTATTAGCAGAAGCGGTGACTCAATTTCAAGCTTTAGCGTACAAAGAATTATTACCCGCAGATGGACCGGTAAGAACACAAGTGATTGGAAACATCACTCCAGATAAAACTCAACAAGCTCATCGAGTAAAAGATTATATGAACTTTGAGTTAATGACCAATATGGATGGTTATGAACCTGATTTTGATCAGCTTTTATTTTATTTACCGCTTGCAGGGTCTGCATTTAAAAAAGTTTATTTTGATGAAGTGGAAGGCAAAGCGGTTTCAAAATTTGTTCCTGCTGATGATTTAGTTGTACCTTATACAGCGACATCGTTAAGTGATGCAGAGTCTGTTGTGCATGTGCTTAAGATGTCTGAGAATGAATTACGTAAACAACAAGTTGCAGGTTTTTATAGAGACATTGAATTAACTCCAGGACAAGACACTGAAACAGATTTAGAAAAAAAAGAAAGAGAACTTGAAGGCGTTACTAAATCTGGAAAAGATGAAAGTATCTTTACCTTACTTGAATGTCATGTGAATTTAGATCTTGAAGGTTTTGAAAATGTTGATGATACCGGTGAGCCTACTGGAATTAAAATTCCATACATTGTAACCATAGAAGAAGGATCAAGACAAGTTTTATCCATTAGGAGAAATTATGAAATTGGCGATGCTTTAAAAAAGAAAATTTCTTATTTTGTTCATTTTAAATTTTTACCCGGACTAGGATTTTATGGTTTTGGTTTAATCCACATGATTGGCGGTTTATCGAGAACTGCTACATCTGCTTTACGACAATTACTTGATGCAGGAACCTTATCAAACTTACCTGCAGGATTTAAGCAACGAGGAATTAGAATCAGAGATGATGCTCAGTCTATTCAACCCGGAGAATTCAGAGATGTTGATGCTCCTGGTGGAAATATTAGAGATGCGTTTATGCCTCTACCTTTCAGAGAGCCTTCTCAAACACTTCTAAACTTATTGGGTGTCGTTGTACAAGCTGGTCAGCGCTTTGCATCAATAGCTGATCTACAAGTAGGTGACGGGAATCAACAAGCGGCAGTGGGAACGACAGTTGCGCTTTTAGAAAGAGGATCAAGGACGATGTCTGCGATTCACAAGAGATTATATTCAGCATTAAAACAAGAATTTAAATTACTCGCAAGAGTGTTCAAACTTTATCTTCCTCCAGAATATCCTTATGATGTTGTAGGTGGACAAAGAATGATTAAACAAACAGACTTTGACGACAGAGTTGATATCGTTCCAGTTGCGGATCCCAATATCTTTTCACAAACACAGCGTATCTCCCTTGCGCAAACGGAGATGCAACTGGCGGCATCAAATCCTATGATGCATGATATGTATCAAGTCTATCGAAATATGTATGAAGCATTAGGTATTAAAAATATTGATTTGATTTTAAAAAAACCTAGAAATGCCAATGCCAAAAGATCCGGCTTTAGAACATATTGATGCTTTAGCAAGTAAACCTTTTTCAAGCTTTCCCTGGTCAAGATCACAGAGCACATATGACTGCCCATTTAAATTTTATGGCAACCAACATGGCTAAAAATAATCCTGTGATTGCAGCAGCATTGGAGAAAAATATTTTTGAACATATTAGTTTAATGGCTCAAGAACAAATTGAATTAGAATTTAGAGATGAGTTACAACAAGTTCAACAACTCACTCAACAAATGCAACAAGCTCCTGGATTCGCGCAAGCGATTCAAATGCAAATTATGCAAATTAGTCAGAAGATTGAATCTAGAAAAGCGACTCTGATTGCTGAAATGATGGAAGAATTTAAAAAAGAAGAAGCTGCAATTAATGGTGATTTTGGAAATGATCCAATTGCTAAACTTAGAGCAAGAGAATTAGATCTTCGAGCACAAGAAAATGCGAGAAAAGAGCAAGAAGGTGAAGAGAGAATTAATCTTGATCGGATGAGAGCGATGATGAATCAAGCAAATCAAGAAGATAAGCTAGAACAAAACGAAGAATTAGCAAAATTAAGAGCGGATACATCTATTGAAAAGACTATCTTGTCAAAAACAATACCAAGTGCTAAGGATATGATGGGAAATGACAATTAGTAGAGGACAAATGAGCAAACAAACAGAAAAACAAGGCAAAAAAATCTCAAAAGTCATGAGAGAGTACAAAAAGGTAAACTAAGTATTGGAAAATCTCCAAAAAAAGTTAAAAATAGAAAACAAGCAATTGCAATCGCGCTTTCTGAAGCTGGATTGTCTAAAAAGAGGAGAAAAAATGGCAGAAAAAAATAAAAAGAGCATAGATTTCGCAATGTTCACTGATAAAGACGGTTACAAAAAAGGTGGAATCGATGTTGAGATGTCAAATCCTTCAGAAACTCAAGAACAAGAAGTTCAGGGTCAAGGAAACATCTTAAAAGAGAAAAAAAGATCAGCTAAGTGGTACTAATATGTGGCTTAGTGCTATCAAATTAGCCGTTCAAGCTGGCTCACATATTTATAAAAACAGGCAACAGACAAAAATGTTAATGTCTGATGCACAAAAACGCCATGCAGAAAAAATGGCAAAAGGTGAAGCTGATTATCAAGGCAAATTATTAGAAGCAAGACAATCAGACTGGAAAGACGAATTCATTTTGATTTTATTGTCCGCTCCCATTGTTATGTTAGCCTGGGCAGTCTGGTCGAACGACCCGACAGCGATGGACAAGATGAAATTATTCTTTGAATATTTTAGTGATTTACCTTTTTGGTACCAAACGATATTTGTAGGAGTCATTGCTAGTGTCTATGGACTTAAAGCAACAGATTTGATAAAAAGAAAATAAAGGAGAAACTATGTTTAAAAAAATAAAAAATAAACTATGCGAAGTTGTATGTAAGATTCTTGGAATTACACCTTGTCTGTGTAATCATGAATGCAATTGTAAAAAGGAGAAAAAATAATGCCTGGAATGATGAAAAGACCAATGATGAAAAAAGGTGGTAAAGCCAAAAAATTTCCTGATTTATCAGGAGATGGTAAAGTTACTAAAAAAGATGTTTTAATCGCTAGAGGAGTTATAAAAAATGGCAAAGCTATGTCCAAGAGGAAAAGCAGCAGCAAAAAGAAAATTTAAAGTTTATCCAAGTGCCTATGCAAATATGTACGCATCAGGAGTTTGTTCTGGAAAAATAACACCAGGTGGTAAGAAAAAATCTAGAACTAAAAAAGCTAAAGGTGGAATTGCAAAAGGTTGTGGCAAGGTAATGTCCAACAGAAGAAAAACTACAAAAAAATATTAATATGGCTAAAAAAATTAAAGAATGTAGAAAAACTTTAGAACCTACATACCGAAAAGAATTAGGAATGTTTTCTTCTAAAGATAGATCAAAGGAGTTTGAAAAATCAAAAAAAGGTAGAAATATTATAAAAGATTTAGAAGATGACAAATTAGAATTTGATCCTCATATTAAATTCGTTAAATCAGACCCTGAAAAAGGAACAACTAAAGGCTTCAAAATTGGAAAAAAAGGTGGTTCATTTTATTTTGAAAAAAAATTCAAAAAAGGTGGTGTAGTTAAAAAAGATAAAAAAGATTTTGGAGATTGGAAAAGACCAAAACAAAAAAAGGGTTTAAAAGACATAGATACATCAAGCTATGAGAAGTTCAAAAAAGGTGGAAGAGTTTGTAAAGTAAAACCTAAATTAGCCAAACGAGGCTATGAATGTTGTGTTTAGAGGCTGGTTTCGAGAGTGGTTTGTCGATATATGGAGCGCCGAAGAAGAACGGCAAATATCAACCATGTGGAAGAAGCAAAGGGAGCAAAAGGAAATATCCAAAGTGTGTCCCGCTTGCAA